CGCCGCCCCCCAGGCCCGAGCCCCCCGACCGATTCACCCCCGCGCCCCTCCAGCCCACCGCCATCGACACCCCGGAAAACGTCCCCACCTGGACACTTTTGGGCACCGCCGGCAAGGCCGTCCCCACCGCAAACGCGCCTGACTCCGATCGCTCTGACCAGATTCCCCTATTCCAAGGCGGCAAACGCTCCCTGGCCGCCCGCGCCGAAGCCGCCATCAAGCGCCTCATGACCCCATCCGAACGCGCCCGCTACACCGTCATCTGGGACGGCTTCGGCGGATCGGGAGGCTGGGGCCTCTACCACGCCAACACATCTCTGCCCAACGTCCGCGAGATTAGCATCGGAGAATTCAACCCGTCCCGCATGGCCAAAATTAAATTCTTCCACACGCAGGGCCACCGGCTCGCCGAAGTCGAGGCGTCGCCGGAATTCCAAGCCTTCAAAGCCCGCGTCATAGCCAACATGACCAAACGGAATAAAGACGGTGAGACCGTAGCCGCCACATCCGCCGGAAAGCTAGCCGCATCCATCAGCAACACCATAAAAGAAAACGGCCCGCAACTCTCCGACGACGTCATCGCCATCGCTCAAGCCATCGCCGACCGCGCCGCCAACGGATCACAGGACGCCGCCGACACCCGCGAGATGATCTATGCCAAAATCCTGGACGGATTAATCAAAGACGCCGCCGCCATCCAGTCCGCCGCCCAAGAATTCCGCGACCGCGGAGGAACCTTCACCTACCGCACCCAACGCGACACCTACAAGGCCGACCTCATTCCCGGCTCCAACGTGTTCACCATCATCGACCCGCCCTACTACCTCACATCAGACTACGACGAAGAAAACGCAACCACATCCGACAAAGTCGGCCTCGACACCTACCAGCAGACACTCGAACTCATCCGCCGATCAGCCGCGGCAGGCAACGCTGTCCTCTACACCGACTCCGCCTGGTGGACCACCAAAGAATTCACGCCGCAGCCCGCAGAAATCCTCTTCGGCGAAACACACTCAACAGAGCAAAAGATTCTGCTCGACATCTTCAACACATTAGACCATCTTGACATTGTTGATGGCAAGGTCGGCCTGCGCCAAGAAATAATAGGAGTACACCATGCCCACACAACTGACGCGGCAACAGCAACGGGACAACGCTCGCTTCGCAGTACTGATGAGCCTGCACGGCGCGAACAAACTGACGGACCAATTCCTGCCCCAGCCGGAAATGGACCTGTTCGTGACCAAGACATTCCCGGAGTGGCCAAAGGAGATGCAGGACAAGCTGCGGCCCTACGGAGCGCAAATGATCCAGGACGAGACCTAGCCGCCCCCGCTGCCTCCAGCCAACTGCCACTGCCGACTGCCCCTGCCACTGCCCCCTCCCCCGACCCCCGCCACTCCCTCCAGCCCCGCGAGACCGACCCCCTCGGCCTCTACTCCCGCCTCCGCGAGCACCTCCGGGCCAAGATGCCCGCCCGCGCCACCGCCGAAGCCCTCCGCAACCTCACCGACCCCGCCAAAGGCCACGGCATCCGGGCCGACGAACTCCGCTGGACCGGCTTCCAAGACTTCCTCGACGCCCTCCCCCCCGGCTCCACCGTCACCAAAGAAGCAGCCCTCGCCGCCATCGCCGACCCGCCCCTCACCGAAACCGTCCTCGGCGACCCCGCCAACCTCATCCCCGGCGCCTTCGGCGGCAGCGTCCAGCGATCCCCGGACACCGCCACCAGCTACGAGCAATACACCACCCCAGGCGCCGTCCCCGGCACCTACCGCGAACGCCTCATCTCTCTCACACCCGCCCCCGCCACCAACAACGGCTTCTCCATCATCCCCGACCCGTTCAACCCCGGCCGCCTAGCCATCCGCAACCCGCAAGGCGCCATCATCGAGACATGGCTAAGCGACCCCGAAGCCCGCGAACGCCTCGCCTCCTACGTCGAAGTGACGCGCACCGACACCTACCAGTCATCCCACTGGCCCCACACCCCCAACGTCCTCCTCCACATCCGCCACGCCGACCGCCTCCTCCCTGACGGCTCCACCGCCCTCGACGCCGAAGAATTCCAGTCCGACTGGCACCAGGACGGCCGCGAAAAAGGCTACCGCCCCCGCAATCAGGCCGAATACAATAAACACATCCTAAGCAAATACCCGACCCTGCCCGCCGACCCCGACGAATGGTCATACCCCATGTTGCAGGAAGCCGGCTTGACCACAGACGAAATAGCACACCTCTCCGACCAGGCATCCGACGCCCGCGTCCCCCCCGCCCCATACGCCGACACCTCCAAAGGCTGGGCCACCCTCGCCGCCCGACGCATCCTTCGCATCGCCGCCGAACGCGGCCTCCGCACCGTCACCTGGACCACCGGCCGCACCCAGATCGAACGCTTCGAAGACTCTTTCCGCCAGGCCGTCGACACCATCGAGTGGTTCAAAGAAGGATACGCCCAGTCCAACGTCCTGATTGCGCGAAAGGCCGGCGGCATCGTACAAAAGATCGAATACAAATCCGACGGAACCGTGTCCTCGCCGGACTACCTCGCCGGCCAGCCCCTCTCCGCCGTCATCGGCAAAGACGCCGCAACCAAAGTCCTCGCCGCCCCCGCCGGCAGACTCTCCGGCGACGACCTCCACATCGGCGGAGAAGGCATGATAGAATTCTACGACCGCATCATGCCCCGCGTCTTCGCCACCCTCGGCAAACCCTACGCCGCCGCCCCATCCACCGTCACGTTAACCGAAGACGCCAAAAGCCTGGCCGCCCTCAACGACCGCGCCCGAGAGATCGCCGACCACATCGCCGAATACGGCGAATACGAAAGCCTCGACCTCTCCGAAGACAACGTCGCCTCCCGCGTCTTCGGCGCCCTCATCGACGACCCCGAGCTCTCCTTCTCCGCCGCCATCGACAACGAACGCGCCGCCGACCCGGACAACTCCGAAAAGGCCGAGCGCGACGCATTAGTACGCTTCGTCGGCAAAGCCGCCGCCATCACCCGCCACCGCTTCGACATCCCCCCCGCCATGGCCGCCGACATCCTCGCCGGCCAGCCCCGCTTCTCCCTCCAGCCCCGCAACCCCGCCAGCGCCGCCGAAGAAATCGCCAAACTGGATGCGGAGTACATGGCGGCCGTCGAGCGCGGCGACATGGAGACGGCGCAGCGGATGGTGGACGATGCGGCGAAGGCGGCGGGGTACAACGTCGGGCCGGTGTATCACGGGACGCGAACGGACTTCAACGTACCACGCACGCGAGGCATGAGCGCGTTCGACGAAAGACTTGCCAATGTTCGTGGCGACAACGACGCCGGAATGTTCTTTAGCAACGTGCGCGACACGGCCAAAGACTTTGCTCAACGCGGGCGACGCGGAGATCACATGCTGACCGCGTCAGAGATCAACAACGATGTATGGCCGGAAGGCGCGCGCATAGTTGACGCTTACCTGAGACTCGACAACCCGAAAGAGTTTGACGGCGTTGGCGACTTCATTTCGTACCGCAGCGAGAACTTCAATCGCATTCAGGATGCCCTACGCGAAGAAGGGCACGATGGAATTGTTCTGCGCGATGCTTCCTACGACGCAAGCAACCCAGACGAGACGTGGTACATTGCCACCGACCCCTCGCAGATCAAGTCCGCCGACGCGATCACCCGCGACGGCGCGGGCGACGTGATACCGCCTTCCGAGCGGTTCAACGAGGACAGCGACGACATCCGCTTCTCCATCCGCCGCACCTCCCGCCGCAACCCCGCCTCAAACGTCGAAGCCCTCATCACCGCCCGCATCCTCGCCGGCAAGCCCGCCGCCCCCGCCGACGTCGCCGCCATCCTCAAAAACGCAGGCATCCGCACCGCCGAAACCCCCGAACAAATCCTCGCCCGCGCCAACGCCCGCGCCCAGGCCCTCCCCGCCGCCGAGGCCGGCCGCGTCCGCGCCGCCGACCCCGCCCTCTTCGAACGCCTCGCCAACGACGCCGAACGCGACCGCCTCGCCGCCCGCATCGGCGAATCATTCGGCGCCGGCGCACAGGCCGCAGCCCCCGCCATAGGCGCCGCCGCAGGCCTCGCCCTCGCCCGCGAACGCACCGCCCGCGCCGCCATCGAATCCGCCGCAGGCTTCACCGCCGCCGAGATGCAGGCCGAGCTCGGCATAGACCTCGCCGCCACCGTCCTCAACACCCCCGACATCCAGCCCACCGCCGACGAGCTAGACGCCCGCGCCAACGAACGCGAAGCCGCCCGCCGCGAGGCCGAGCTCGCCGCCGACCTCGACGCCGAAGCCGACCCCGCCCCCCTCCCCCCGTCACCCGAGATGACCGCCCTCCTCAACCAGGTCCTCGCCGCCGCCGAAGCCCGCTCCGCCGCCGAAGCCCTCGAACGCCAGCGCCGCGACATGGAGAAACAGCGCAAAGCCGCCCGCAGCGCCGAATCCACCGACGACCCCGCCCTCGACGACGACCCCGATACCGACCCCGCCGCAGCCCTCGAGCCCGACCCCGTCTACCGCCTCGTCGCCCCCCTCATCTCCAACCCCGAAGAATTCGCCCAATTCATCCGCGAATGGGTACGCCGGCGCCTCGCCAAAACCCGCCCCGAAGACGACCCCGCCGCACCCTTCCGCCACCCCGCCGCCCTCCGAGACCTCCAGCGCACCGCCCAGCACATCCTCGCCGACCTCGCCCGCCAGCTCCTCGGCACCGGCGGCCCCCGCATCGCCGCCGAACACGCCATCGCCCGCCTCGCCGACGCCCCCACAGAACGCTCCACCATCCGCGACATCGCCGACATCTACTCCCGCATCCACCGCGGCGCCCTCCGCGAATCCCGCAAAGACATCATCGCCCGCCTCCAGCGCGAGATCGCCCGCCTCGCCAAAGACACCGGCCGCTGGCAAGAAAACAAAGAAGACCTCCGCCGCAAAGTCACAGCCGCCACCGAACGCTGGGCCCGCACCCTCTCCGAATACATCGCCCTCTCACCCGACCGCCTCCTCGGCGAAACCCGCCGCCTCCAGAAAATCATCGCCGACGCCGACACCGACCCCGCCGACCCCGCCGCCCCGTCCGACACCGACGACCGCAAACTCCGCGAAGCCCTCGACAAACTCGCCATCCTCCAGACCTACGGCGGCATGATCAACTGGATGCCCGGCCAGATCGCCGAAGCCGCCGACTCCATCACCGCCCACCTCAACGGCGAACGCCAGGCCCACGAAGCCCGCCGCCTCGAAGCCGAAGCCGCCGCAGCCAGCATCCGCGGCACCCTCATCAAAGCCGTAAGAAACCCCGACGAATCCGCCCCCGCCCCCGAACCCGGCGGATTCTCCCGCTTCGCCGACTCCCTCATCGGCAACCTCCAGCTCCGCCTCAACTACCTCATCCGCTTCGCCAAAGCCACAGACCGCGCCGCCGCCCTCGACGCCATCAACGACATCATGACCGAGCTCGGACGCGGCGCCGAACAATACCGCGTCATCCAGTCCGACGCCCACGAAGCCCTCGGCACCGCCCTCGAACAGATCTACGGCGACCGCCGCGCCGCCGCCCGCCGCCTCGACACCCCCATCCCCGCCCCCGCCCAGGCCGCACTCTCACGCCAAGGCGTCCGGCTCACATACGGACGCGCCATCCAGCTCTACGCATCAATCCTACAGCGCCACTACGCCGAAAACGTCCGCATCCACAAACGCGCCAAAGACCTCGACACCCTCCGCACCGTCCTCGACTCCCGCGACCTCGCCCTCCACCAATGGCTCGTCGCCTGGTACGCCGCCCAGCGAGGCCGCCTCTCCGAAGCCCAGCAGCTCGTCACCGGCTGCCCCGTCCTATCCGAAGACCGCCTCTACATGCCCGCCGTCATCCTCCGCGAACCCTCCGGCTTCCGCGGCCGCCACGCCGCCTGGACCCCCATAGCCGCCAGCCTCACACCCCGCGTCCGCCACCGCCTCGACTTCGACGAACGCGCCTCCGTCCTCGACGTCTTCGCCGACCGCCTCGAAGACAACGCCCTCATCCGCGCCTACGGCCCCCGCGGCATATTCCTACGCGACGCCGTCGCCCACCAGTCCGTCCAGTCCGCCGTCACCCGCTTCCATGGATCCGCCCAGCGCTCCGCCCTCATGAACCAGATCGAAGACACCCTCCGCGGCGGCCGCCAGGTCACCCGCTCCGACGCATGGCTCGCCCCCGCCAACACCGCCCGCCGCTGGATCACCCGCTTCTACCTCCCCGGCAACGTCGTGTCCGCCGCCAAGCAGATCGCCTCCGTCCCCGTCTGGGCCAACATCGTCGGCTTCCGCAACCTCGCCCGCTACATGTTCGACATCGACTCCGCCGCCATCCGCGAACTCATGCAGTCCCCCGGCTTCCGCGCCCGCTACGCCTCCGGCTGGTCCGAAGAAACCGCCAACATCCTCTCCGACCACCGCCGCAACCCCGTCGCCAAACTATACGACGCCGGCCTCCTCCCCAACCGCACCGTCGACGCCGTCGCCGGCCTATGGATCGCCCAAGGCGTCTACCGCGACCTCAAGGCCACCCTCACCGACCGCGGATACTCCGCCGACGAAGCCCGCAGCCGCGCCCAGACCCTCACATGGAACCTCATCGAACAGACCCAGCAATCCGCCCGCACCGAAATGCTCCTCCTCATCCAGCGCGAGCAGCCCCTCACCCGCGTCCTCTTCCAATTCGCCAACTCCCCAATCCAGCAGATGCAGTTCGAGCTCGAAGCCTTCCGCGAATTCAAAGCCGGCACCCCCGGCTCACGACCCCGCCTCGCCCGCGCCCTCATCATCAACCACGTCCTCGTCCCCGCCATCCTGCTCAGCATCGAAGGCTTCTTCAACGCCCTCCTCGGCCGCCAGCCCGAAGACGACCGCTGGCGCCACTGGCTCGTCGCCTCCATCCTCGGCCAGTTCTCCGCCCTCTTCATCATCGGCAGCCTCGGCGAGCGCGGCCTCATCACCCTCCTCGGCGGCAAATACCCATACTGGAAAACCGACGAGCTCCCCCTCGCCGGCATCAAGCGCCCCTTCCAGTCCGCCTTCGACCTCATCCGCCACACCGCCCTCTACGGCGCCGACGCCCTCACCCCCGGCGACTTCTCCGAAGTCACCGCCGCCGACATCCTCACCGACCTCCACAACCTCGGCCGCGCCACCGTCGCCCCATACCGCCACATCTCCGAAGCCGTCCGCAACCGCCGCGACTGATCCCCGCCCCCACTGCCGACAGCCGACTGCCACTGACCCCCATCCGTTTCCCGCATAAATTATTATCCACTTTCTGAATAATTCTGCTGGACACAACCCAACAGTTAGGTTATTATAGCGCCATAAACAACAGAGAACTCGGCAACAACGCCGCAAACCACAAAACGCATAAGCATCAATGCAGAAAGTGAGTAACGCCATGAACATCAGCCAGCTCTACCCCCGCCGCTTCGCCAACGGCAACGACATCGGCGCCGCCACCCCCACCCTGCCCATCTGCAAAGTCACCATGGAGCAGGTCGGCCCCGTCCGCAAACCCGTCATCTGGTTCCTCGGAGCCCGCAAAGGCATCATCCTCCACGCCACCCTCGCCCGCCAGATCGCCGCCATCCACGGCGACGACACCGACCAGTGGCACGGCAAACGCGTCACCATCCACACCGTCCCCGTCAAGCGCCCCGACGGCACCCACGCCCTCTCCATCCGCGCCCGCGCCGAAGGCGCCCCCAGCCAACTGCCACTGCCGACGGCACCTGCCCGCGGCCCCCGCCGCTCCGCCTACACCGGCGAAGACCTCTCCGACCCCGCCGCCCGCGCCCGCCACCTCGAAGCCGCCAAAGCCGAAACCCGCGATGCCGTCGCCGCCATAGTCAACCGCCGCCGCCAGGCCGCCGCCTCCTGATCTCGCACCGCCGCACCTCCGTGTGCGGCAGAAAGGAACACGCCATGACCGACCAAACATTCAACCGCGCCTACCTCGCCACCACCCTCGCCATCAGCGCCATCCTCTGGGCGCTCTGCATCTGGATCACCATCAGCCGCGGCGTAGCGGACACCCTGAGCGCCCAAGCTGGGCAGGATGCCGCCTCATCCTCTGCCGCGACGGCAAAACCCGCCGCATACCGGCTCAACCCGCGCTTTTCCCTCTGGCTGATGGGATTCCCGGACGCGTGGGCCTCCTGCGGGGAGCAGGCAATGCAATCGTCCCGCAGGTCGCCGAAGCCTTCATCCGCGCCTGGCTCGCCGCAACCGCAGACACCGCAAAAAGGAACACGCCATGAAACAATCTAGTGACCGCCCGACACCCGCCGAACGCGCCCGCCGCGCCGCCGTCCGCGAACGCGCCCGCCGCGCCGCCGTCCGCGAACGCGCCCGCCGCGCCGAAGAGCGCCGCGCCATCATCCGCGCCGCCATGAGCCTCATCGGCTCCGCCACATCGACCGCCAAACGCCGCGCCGCCCGCGCCAACGGCAAAAAAGGCGGCCGCCCCCGCCTAAGCCCCGGCGCCAACGCTCGGCTTCACCGGACTTCGGAAGCCCAGCACAACGAGAAAGGATAGACATCATGACAAACGATAGACAGACCAAAAACGCGGCTTCAGAAGGTACGAGTGCAAGCCATTGTTCGCAGGCTCGGTGTGAGTGCCGAGACCCGCGCACGGTCTGGAACGGTACGCGCAATCAGTGGATATGCGACGACTGCGGGAAGCCTGCGAACACGAGCCGTGAGGCGCGGTAGTCCGTCGCCTCAAAGGCTTGGTTATCCGGTGATTCTTTTGGAGCTACGAAATGCTGAAACCCTACTATCAAGATGACGCGGTGACGATCTATCACGGGGACTGCCGCGAGATCGTGCCGCAGCTCGGGCGCTTCGACCTGCTGCTGACCGACCCGCCGTATGGCATTGAACGGTTCCGCAAGGGATTTGGGACGACGCGGTTCCGTGGCCTTGGCTGCGAAACCAAGGGGATTGAGTGGGACGTCGCGCCGGACGCTGAATGGCTGGCCGTGTTGCTGGCCGTTGCGCCTCTGGCCGTGGTTTGGGGCATGAACAACCTGCCGCTGCCGACAACGGAGCATTTTCTCGTGTGGGACAAGGAGCAGACCGTTGACAACTTTGCGTCGGCGGAATTGGCATGGTGCAACCTGCCGACTCCGGCCAAGGTGTTCCGGTTCGGAATCCACAGGCACAACCAGAGCAAGGGCGGGGGCCACCCGACCGAGAAACCGCTTGCCCTGATGAACTGGTGCATCGGCTTGGCAGGTGACGTGCAGACGATACTAGACCCGTTCGCCGGATCTGGTACCACGGGCCGCGCCGCGAAAGACCTCGGGCGCAAATGCACGCTGATCGAACGGGAAGAACGCTATTGCGAAATAAGCGCCAAGAGAATGGCGCAAGAGGTGTTGCCGCTGGAGTATCGGGATAACGCTGTGCTCTCCGGAAACGGGGGGCGAAAGAAACGCAATGACTGAACAGAAGACCGACGCCGCTCCCCGTTGTACGGAGCAGCAACTTGTTCTGCTTTTCCGGTATCACGGTACGCTGTGGACAAGATGTCGGATGCGAAAAGACATGCCCTGCGAAAACGGCGGAATAGTCCGGGCTGGAAAATGGGGGTATCGACCCCTGACCAACAGCACGCGGCGGATGATGCGACTGCGCGGAGTTCCGCGACTGGCGCAGATAATTGAGATGCAGAACAAAGGCGCCACTGGCGCCGACGAAGGAGGCGTACAGTGAGTGCAATGGTTCTGCGAGAGATTCATGCCGAGGTCGAACGCGCCATGCGGAAGTTTCCGCAGTGGCCCACCGACCCGATCCACGCTGCGGCGGTGATCGCCGAAGAATGCGGGGAACTCCAGAAGGCCGTGCTGGAAGCGGTCTACGAACCGCACAAGGGCAGCCGTCCGAACATCCGCATGGAGGCCGTTCAGACGGCGGCGATGTGCCTGCGCTTTCTCGCGAGCCTCGAACAGTACGAGTGGTTTGGTAGCAAGCAGCATGCGCAGAACAACCCGATATAGCTCAAGAAAGAAAGGATACCAGCCATGACCGCCTGCAAAACATCATCGCAACTGTTCGCCGCCGCCCGCGACGCCCAGACCGAGCTCGCCGGAGTCCGCGTCAAAGTCCGCCTGCCCAACGCCCTCCACCGCGACATCACCGCCTGCGCCGCCGCCTGCCGCATCCCACTAGCCGACTGGACCGCCGCCGCCTGCCGCCGTGTCCCCGCCACGCGAAAACGCGAAAAGGCCACACGCGCCGACAGCCTCACCGTCTGGCTCCGCGCCCCCGCCGGAATGCCCCCCGCCGAGATACGCAGCCGCCTCCGCGCCGCCGCCGAGCTCGCCATCCCCCGCATACCCCCAACCCCCACCAACCTGATCCTCCCCCTCGACGCCCGCCCCGGCATCGACTACCTCATAGAAAAGGAGCCCCGCCCATGAAACGCGCCCGCCCCGCCACCATCTCCCCCGCCGCCTTCGCCAGCATCCGCTACGCCCTCACCCGCCAGCTCACCTGGCTCACCGCCCACGACTGCCCGTACACCCTCAACCCCAAAGCCCGCGAGCTCTACACCCGCACCGCCCGCGCCCGCGCCCTCCTCGACGCCGCCCGAACACCCAACCAATCCCCACCAGCCACCCCATAGGGAAAACATAGGGAGACCGCCCCCGCGACGGCTGCTAACTATTTGCTAACTCTTCCTCGCAACATCAAGCGTCCATGAGCGGCATCACACACAAACGCCGCCCGCGCCCGCCACCTCCCGTCAACACCCCCCGCCCAATAAAACCCGCATTTTATTGTTGTTTCCGCGCCCACCGCCCGCCGAATCACCTTCCCCCCCCACAATTCTTCTGATATTGTCCGAGATAAAAAACAGACGTGCGCAACATACACCGCCGCAGTCATTTGCGGCTAGACAGTTGACACCCTCCGCCGAAACTGCTAACCTTTTGCTAACTGTTAAAGGCCGCGCTATATCCGTTGCGGATATAAACGGCAACAAACGGCAACAAACGGCAACAAGCAAACGCGGAGGCTTTATGGCAAAAACACGCGGAGGCCTGCAAAAGAGAGGCAAGATATGGTACGCCGTCTGGAGAGAGGCCGGACGGCAGCGTTGGCAGTCGACAGGACACACTTCAAAATCCGACGCCCGAGACTGGCTGGCAAACAGAATGGCTCCGCTGCAGGCCGCCGACACCGCCCGCTCGCTACGCGCCGCCGCCGACGCGGCAGAGACCCAGGCCGGACGCGAGACGGGGAGGCGCATGCGTCTGGACCAGGTCTGGCAGACATTCATCGACGCTCCGCAGAGGACGCCGACCGCCGCCGCCACCACACAAAACTACCTGTACCACTGGCAGCAGTTCCTAGGATGGGCCGGGACGGACGACGCCGTCTCTTCGGTCACGCCGACACGCGCCGCCGACTACGCCCGCTGGTTGCGCGGCAAGACCGGCGCCAGCAACTACAACCTCAAGATCGTCTTCCTGCGCTACGTGTGGAGGACTCTCGCCAAAACCGGACTGCGGCTCGATAACCCGTGGGCCGACATCGCGCTTGCCAAATCTCCGCCGCACCCGCGCCGCGAGCTGACCGCCGAGGAAATCATGCGCCTGCTCGACACCGCCCAGGGAGAATGGCGGACGCTGATCGCCACCGGACTGTACACCGGACTGCGCCTGGCGGACTGCGCGACGCTGCGCTGGGACGAGACAGACATCGGCGCCGGCCTCATACGCCGCACCCCCCGCAAGACGGCCAGAAGCACCAACAAGATTGTCGAGATACCGATCCACAGCGCCCTCATGCCGTTCCTGAAGGCCGCGCACCCGCCATGGCCGGACCGTCCGCCGAAGTATGTGATGCCTGTGCTGGCAGCCCGCATCCTGCGCAGCCACAACGCCCTCCACGCGGGCCTCGCCCGCATCTTCGACCGCGCCGGAATCCAGCGCAAGGCCGACGAACTCCCGCCCGACCGCGTCCGCACACCCGTCGAGGCCGGCTTCCACAGCCTGCGCCACACCTTCGTCAGCATCTGCGCCCGCGCCGGAGTGCAGGCATCGGTCGTGCAGGAGATCGTCGGCCACAGCAGCTCCGCGATGACCAGGCACTACACGCACATCGGCACCGCCGCCGCGCAGGCCGCCATCGCATCCCTGCCCGACTGGACGCGCCCCGAATCCGAGCCCGCCCCCGAACCGCTGCCGGAGTGGGCCGCCGAGCGCCTGCGCCTCATGACCGCCCGCAACTGGCGCCAGACCCGCGACGGCATCATCGCCGCCGCCGCAAAAGCCACACCAGCCACCACGCCGCCGACGACCCCGCCAGCGCCAGCAATATCCACGCATGCTGGTATCGCTCCTCATGCCACGCCAGCGCCGCAGCAGGCAACGCCCAGACAACCGCCGAAAAAAACATATAGACTGCGCCAGCACCGCACAACGTGAACATGCCGCGAGCCAGCGCCGCAACCGCATCGCCTAGATTGTCGAAGACATCATTTTTTTTCATCGCCTGCTCCTCTTTTCGCCGGCAGCCCGACACCGGACACCTTCCGGGCCAGAGCCGACGCGCAATCAGCCAGAGCCGACGCCTGCTTCTCGACCAGCCTACGCAGCCGCCCGCACTCGCGACACGCCGCCGTATCACGGCCCGCCGGCGCCGACGATGGCAAAGCCCCCTCGCCGAGCCCGAACAGCCAGTCCAGCGAAACGCCGAACTCAATGCACAATCTGCATAGCTGATCGTAGCTCATCTCGTTTTTGCCGGTTTCGTACCGGTGCCACGCCGTCTGGCTCATGCCAAGCCGCGCAGCAAATGCCGCCTGCGGCATATCGCCGCGGACAAGCCGCAGCCGCGCTGCTATTTTTTTCTCATAACTACGCGCTTTCTGCGTTGACACGCCTCTGCACTTAATATATATTGCCGCTACAAGTAGCCCCAACAAGGTAATAAGGTTGTTTAAATCAGGCGCGATAGCAAGCACAAAAGAAAGGTCGAGACATGCGACAACAGAAGATCACAAACGGCCGACCCCGCCGGATCGGGATCGTAGCCGCCGCCGCCGACCTAGGCGTCGGCTACCCGCACCTATACAAGTGCGTCCGATGGCTCAACGGCGAACGCACTGAACACGCCCGCAAGCCGGGACGCGACCTCGCCAGCCGGATCAGGCAGCAATACCCGGAACTCATAACAACGGAGACGACATGATTCCGATAGGCACCATGACCAGCATCGAGGCCGTCCTCCGCGCGGCGCCCATCACGCGCCCCGCAGACAGACGCCAGCTCGCCGAGCTATTCCATCGCGTGATCGGCGTCGACCCCAGCGCGCCGGCGACGCCCAGCACCGACACCGTCCTGTCGATTAAGGAGGCCGCCCGCATCCTTGGCAGGACGCCGCGCACCGTCCGTCGGTACGCCGCCACCGGCGCCATACGAGCGCTGCGCACAGGCCGCAGCCGCAAGCTGACCGGCATCCCGGCCAGCGAACTGGACGCCTTCATAGCCAAAAACACGATGGAGGGACGGCCATGCGAGCTCTGATAATCTATCGGGACATAATGCCAGCCCTCGAGACCCTGGACGACCAGCAGTTGGGAGCCCTCACCCGCGCCGCAATTGCCCTCGTGCAGGACCGCGAAGAGCCTCCAGCAGACACCACACTCGCCTTCGCCTGGACCGTCCTGCGCGAAAAAATCACAGAGCAGGGCCGCAAATACGACGAGGCCGCCGACGCCCGCGCCGAACGCGCCGCCCGCGCCCGCGCCGCCCAAGCCGACGCAAGCCGACGCAAGCCGACGTAAGCCGACGTAAGCCGACGCAAGCCGACGTAAGCCGACCCGAGCCAGCCATTACAAAACGAAACGAAACAAAACAAAACTATTAGCCATGACCCCGAACCACCGCGAAAGACACCCGCCGCAGCTACGAAAACGCCAGCATTGCCCTGTTTTCGCTGAAAATAGGGCAAAGACCGGACGGAAACAGCCACAAAACCATCAAAACCGCATGTCAATAATGTCAATAACCTGTCGATAACCTGTAAACAACTGTCAACAACCTGTCGATAACCGGAGTAACCCGCAATGACCGAGCAACTGACTCTATCAATCCGCAAACGCCGCGCCGTACACTCCCCCGCCCATGCCCGCTAGAAAGTCCACCACGAAGACCGCTAAAAAGAAAGCCCGCGCCAACCCGGCACAGGTCAGGGCCGAGGCTTTCGCCCACGCATTCCTGCGCCTCGGCACCGCTTCCGCCGCCTACCGTGAGACACATCCCCGAGCGCGAGCCTGGCAGCAGCAGTCCGTTGCCGTCGAGGCCAGCCGTTACATGCGCCGCCCCGAGGTCGCCGCCGCCATCGCACGGCTGCAGTCCGACGCCCGCCTCGACGCCATAGCCTCACGCTCGGAGATCGCCCGCTATCTGGCCGCCATCATGCGCGGCCAGGAGACCGAGCGCCGCATCATCCAGACCCGCGACGAGCAGACCGGCATGATGGTGGACGCAGAGATCGAAGTCCCGCCGCCCGTATCCCAGCGCATCCGCGCCGCCCGCGAGCTCGAGCGCATGCTCCCCGCCGTCCTGCCCCCGGAACCTGCCGCAGATGACGCCCCAGACGAGATATCCGCCACACTGGCTGACCGACTGCGGCAGATCGCGCACCAGCAACAGATTCTTCCGCGGAAACCGACGAAAGCGATTGACAATGAGTAATGGCAAACCATACGTATCTCGCGCCGCCCGCGCCCGCGCCGCGGGCCTCTGCCCCCACAACAGCCAGCCATGCGCCGCCGCCCGCCGCTGCATCATGCGCCGCATGGATGCCTGCCGACTCCTCTGCGCCAACCTCACCGCATCATGCTCACGCTGCCGCAAAGAACGCGGCCCCTGCAAATTTGAATGCTTCAGGAGACCGCCGCCATGACCCGCAACCCGTACACAGGCATCCTCGACCAGCCGCCAGAAGCCCAGCTCGCAGTGTTCCGCGCCGTCACCGCCGACGCCCGCCGCCACGAGATGGCCGCCCTTGCCGAGGCCTCGCTGTGGTACATGCTGACCATCGTCCTCGGCCGCGCCGAGCCGCTCGCCCTCACGCCATGGATCGCCGACCGCTGCCGCGAGATCCAGACCGACCCCGACGGCCACATCGACCTCTGGGCACGCTTCCACTACAAAAGCACCATCATCACCTTCGCCCAGACACTGCGCGACCTCGCCATAGACCCCGAGCAGACCTTCGGCATCTTCTCCCACACCAAGCAGATCGCCCGCGGATTCCACAAACAGCTAATGCAGGAGATCGAGACCAACCCGCTCCTCCACCACCTGTGGCCGGATGTGTTCTACCGCGACCCCCGCCGCGAATCACCCATGTGGTCGCAGGAGGCCGGCTTCGTGGTCCGCCGCCGCACAAACCCCAAAGAGGCCAGCGTCGAATCATGGGGACTGGTGGACGGCCAGCCCACCTCCCGCCACTACCGCACCCAAGTATACGACGACGTGGTAACACTCGAATCCGTCTCCACCCCAGACCAGATCGCCAAGACCACCGCCGCCTGGGAACTCTCCCTCGCCCTCGGCACCGAACACACCCGCATCCGCTACGCCGGCACCCGCTACCACCCGAACGACACCTACCACACCATCATCGCCAGAGGCTCCGCCGTCCCCCGCGTCCACCCCGCCACCGACGACGGCACCATGGAAGGCGCCCCCGTCCTCATAGACCCCGCCGCCTTAGCCCGCTACCGCCGCGACATGGGTCCCCGCACCTTCGCAGCCCAGATGCTCCTCCAGCCCGTCTCCGCCGACACCGCCACATTCCGCGAAGAATGGCTCATGCTCTACGACGACGCCCCCCCGCCCGCCGCGAACATGAACATATGGATACTCGTCGACCCCGCCGGCGGAAAAGCCAAGTCCGCCCGCCGCGACGACCAGCGCGACTACACCGTCATGATCGCGCTCGGCCTCGCCCCAGACCAGAACTACTACGTCCTGCCAGGCACCGTCCGCGACCGCCTCAACCTCACAGCCCGCGCCGACACCCTATTCGCCCTGCGCCGCCGCTACCCTTCCGCCCAGGTCGCATACGAGGAATACGGCATGCAGGCCGACATCGCCCACATCCAAGACCGCCAGGCCCGCGAACACTACCGCTTCCCCATCCACGCCGTCGGCGGCAGCATGCCCAAGATGCAGCGCATCGAGCGCCTCGTCCCGCTATTCACCCAAGGCCGCGTCTGGTTTCCGCGCCGCCTCCCGTTCCGCGCCGCGGACGGCACCGTCCGCGACTTCACCCACGAATTCACCCGCGACGAATACCTGCCCTGCCCCGTCCTACCCCACGACGACATGCTCGACTGCCTCGCCCGCCTCTTCGACGTGCCCGCCAAATTCCCAGCACCGCGCCGAGCCGATCCAGCCCCCAGCCGATCCCCCGCAGCCGCCCGCACCGCCTACGACCCCTTCACCGGACAACCCCGATAACGCAATGAAAGGAGGCCGCACATATGAAATGCCCAGCCTGCAAAATCGGACGCCTCGAATGCCGCTCCACCCGCGACGCGCCGACACCAGGCCGCACCCTGCGCTACCGCTACTGCCGACGCTGCGGCGCCGCCTACCCAACCATTGAGACCGTTCTATGCATTAAACGCATAACCCCGCCATCCGCGTCGCCACCGCCCCCAAAATAACCCCCTGTTTATAATACTATAAATAATCATCCACAAAGCGCATTAAGACCTTGCGCTTTGATGATAATATGCATTAGAACGGCTCCAGACAAAAGGAGCCGACATGATGAAACACCACGCCCTCGCTATCGTCGCAGCCCTCGCCTGCGCCTTCGCCGCCCGCGCCGAATGGATGCCCGAGGCCGTCGACATATCCGCCGGAGCCGCCGCCCCCGCCGCAACCGTCGCCACGGCAGGCCTGCTGCCGCCCGCCGCCGCCGACTTCACCATCGGCGCCCTGCCGCCCGAGTCCCGCCCGATCAGCCTGTCCGCCGCCGACACCAACCTCGTCACGCTGTTAGTCGCCGTAACCCCCACGCTGGTCCGCACCGTCTACGCAGGCCGCGTCTCGCCAGCCTCCACCACAGCCGCGCTCTGGGCCTACGCCGTCACCTCCTCCGTCGAGGTCGCGCTCGGCAGCATCACCAACGGCGCCGCCGCCCTGTCCCCCGGATTCTGGCTCGCCGCCGGCGACTCTCTGGCCGTCAAATCCACCAACTCAGCCGTCGCCGTAGGCTCAGCCACGATCCAGCAGACCCGCGCCGCATGGACAGCCACCGCGCCCGCATCGTACATCTCCATCCTGCCGGGCGCCTACCTGCCGACATCAGCCGTCGTCACGGTTTCCGCCGTCACCTCCGGCGTCACCGTCGCCGAGCTCGCCGCCTTCACCGGAACCCCGTCCGCCTGGACCAACGGCGTCACCATCGCCCCAGGCGACTCAATCTCCGTCACCGTCGCCGGCGCCACCAACTCCTTCCCTGTCACCGTCACCCGCCAGCCCGCCGTCGCCTTCTCCAACCTCTACGCATCCGCCACCTACCTGCGCTCCGTCTCCGCGGCCTCCTTCCTGCCCACCTCCGCCGTCGTCACGGTTTCCGCCGTCACCTCCGGCGTCACCGTCGCCGAACTGACAACCTTCACCGGCGGCACAGCCGCATGGTCTGACGGCCTGTGGCTCGCCGCCGGCGACTCGATCTCCGTCAACGTAGCCGGCGCCACCAACACCGCCGCCGTCACCCTCACCACCCAGGCCATCTCCGCCGGCCTAGCCGTCCCGGCCCCAGGCCTCGCCCTACGCCTCTGGTCAGCCCGCCTCACCGCCGACCCCGCCCCCACCAACGCCACCGTCACCCTGACCTACAACCCGTACCTCGGCGACCCTGCCACCATCGCCACCCTCACAGACACCGTCCTCACCAATACCACACCCCTCTACTTATACCCAGGCGACTCGATCTCCGTCAACGTAGCCGGCGCCACCAACACCGTGACAGTACGCCTCCACACCGACCGCTTCCAACACCCTTAACCACCAACCAGGACCCCGCCATGTGCATGTCATCCCCCAAAGTACCGAAGGCCCAGCCTCCCGCCGAACCCCTGAAGCCCGTCGAAACCGCCATGTCAGACGCATCCAGCGAGGCCGCCCGCGCCCAGGCCCGCCGCCGCGGATTCGCGTCGATCTGGACCCGCTTCGGCGCCAACAACTCCGGCACCGCCGCACCCGCCGCCGCAAGCACAGCCCCACTCGCAGACAAACTCGGAGGCTGAATTGCCTAAGACCTACAAAACAGACGTACCCGCCCTGCGCCGCCGCCTCGACGCCCGCGCCGCCTCCATGCGCCTAGAGCGCGACCCGCACGAGGCCGTCTGGCGCGAGCTCGCCTCGCACTTCGAACCACGCTTCGGACGCCCCCTCACCGACGGCACGGACGCCGCCCCGCATGATTCATACTCCTCCATGCGCGACGACAAGATCATCAACTCCACCCCCCGCACCGCCCTCTCCCGCCTCGGCTCAGGAATGCAAGGCGGCATCACCTCCCCCTCGAACCAGTGGTTCCGCCTCACCGTCGACAACCCCGACCTCGCCGAGCGCCCTGAGATCAAGGTATGGCTCGACGACTGCACCCGCCGCATGGCCGCCGCGTTCAGCGCCAGCAACATCTACACCGCCCTGCACCAGATGTACCGCCACCTCGGCTGCTTCGGCACCGCCGCCGCCATCGTCGTCCCGGACCCGGAGTCCGGCCTCCACGCCATCGTCCTAGACGAAGGCTCCTACTGGTTAGCCAGCAATAACAGAGGCCGCGTCAACCGCCTCATGCGCCAATTCTCCCTCACCGCCAGCCAGATCATAGACGAGTTCGGTTCTGACGCCGCCCTCGCCAACACCGCCGTCAAAAACGCCATCGACAGCTGCGCCAACGAAACCCACTTCACCGTCTGCCACCTCATCGAGCCGCCGCCCGCCGAACCAAAGATCGCAGACATCGACAGCACCGCCCGGTACTCCTCCGTCTACTGGCTGCGCGGAGCCCCCGCCGACCAGCTCCTCGCCATCCGCCCCTTCAAATACAACCCCATCCTTGCACCCCGCTGGGACATCCTCGCCGGCTCATACGGCACCGGCCCAGGCCATGTCGCACTCTCCGACGCCAAAGAGCTCCAGCGCCTCGAGATCGACCTCCTCGCCGCCATAGCCAAATCAGTAAACCCGCCCCTCACCGCACCCGACAGCATGCGTGACGAGCCCATCAACGCCTTCCCCGGCGGCATCACATTCCGGCAGGACGGCGGCATCGACCCCGACCGCCGCCCGTCCCTCGCCCCGCTCTACGAGATGCGCATCTCCACCGCCGACATCCGCGCCCAGATCGACGCCGTCGAGCGCCGCATCGAGCGCACCTTTTTCTCTGACCTGTTCGCCATGATGCTCAACCTCAACGCCCGCCCCAAGGTCATGACCGCCCGCGAGGTCGTGGAATTGAGCCAAGAGAAGATGTCCCTGCTCGGCCCCGTACTCACGGCCATGAACACCGACCTGCTCGATCCCCTCATCGACGCCGCCTTCTCCATCCTCTACGAGGCCGGCCGCCTGCCGCCCGCACCCGAGACCCTCTCCGGCGTCCCCCTCTCCGTCCGCTATGTCTCCGTCCTCCACACCGAGCAGCAGAGCACCTCCCGCCTCGGATCCATGATCCGCCTCATGGATTTCGTCGGCATGATCGCTCAGGCCCACCCCTCCTGCATCGACAAGATCGACGCCACACAGGCCATCGACGAGGCCGCCGACGTGCTCGCCGTCCCCGGCCGCGTCATCCGCTCCGACGCCGACGTGGCCGGCCTACGCAAATCCCGTGCGGAAGCCCAGCAGCAGGCCCAGATGGCCGCATCCATGGCCGCCGCCGCCCAGGCCGCCCGCGCCGCCCGCGACCTCTCCGAAACCCGCCTCGGCGGAAACTCCGCTCTCGACGCCATCAACCAAACCATCATAGCCGGAGCGCAAACACCATGACCATATCAGACATAAAAGCCGACCAGCGCCGACGCGACATCGACCTCGCCGAGGCCGACATGCGCCAGATGCTATCCACCCCCACAGGCCGCCGCATCCTCATGCGCATCGTCACCATGGCCGGCGTCTACCGCTCCACATCCGCCTCATCCGACATCGGCCTCGCCCACGAAGCCGGACGCCGCGACCTCGGCCTCGAAATCCTCGCCGCCGCCAACCGCGCCGACCCCAAATCCGTCGTCACCGCCTACGCCGAGCGCCACGAAACAATCCAAGCCCGCCTCATAACACAAAAGGAGCCACAATCATGAGCACCACCACCACACCAGCCCCCGCAGCCCCGGCAGCACCCGCCGCACCGGCACCCGCCGCAGCCCCGGCAGCCCCCGCAGCCCCGGCAGCACCCGCAGCCCCGGCAGCACCAGCAGCCCCGGCAGCACCCGCCGCACCGGCACCCGCCGCAGCACCGGCAGCACCCGCCGCACCGGCACCCGCCGCAGCGGAAAACCTCCTCGCCGCGCCGCCGCCCGCCCCACCAGCCGCCGCCGCCACCGCCGAACCGGCAGACAAAACCCCGCCAACCCCCGAGGCCGTCACCGCCCTCGCCACCGCCATCACCCCCACGCTCGAACCCCTCCCGGACGGCTCCTCCATCCCCATGGACACCGCCGCCCTACAGCAGGTCGCCGCCGCCTTCGCCCGCCACGGCGTCCCAGAGGCCGCCGCCAAGGATGTCGTCGCCGCCTACGCCGCCCACGCCCGCAGTCTCGCCATCGACGCCCAGGCCGCCGACGCCAAGATCAACGCCGACATGGTCGCCGAATGCCGCCGCGTCTTCGGCCCCGACCTCCCCCGCTACATCGCCGAAGCCCGCACAGGCGGCGCCGACATCTTCGGCCCCGAACTGTTCGCCCAGCTTTGCAGCGTCGAAGCCTTCGCGAACGACCACCGCATCATCGCCGCCCTCGCCGCACGAGGACGCGCCATCACATCTGATCCGGCGCCGGGTGGCGCCGGAACCAAAACCGACGAACGAGACCTCGCAGCCCGCCTGTACGGCCCGCCCGCCGGATGACCACCACCAACGCTACCCGCAGCTACGATAGCGGGAGAAAGAGATTAGCAAAATGTCTACTCTCGGAACACGCAACCCGACCTACCGCGACGTGCTGTCGGGACTACGGAAAGACCAGAGCCGCGACGCTGACATCGTCGAGCTCTTCGTCGAAGAAAACCCCATCCTCGACGACATCGTCGTCACCGAGGCCAACGAGGGCACCAGCAACCTCACCACCATCCGCGCCGGCCTGCCGACGCCCGCATGGACCGGCCTCTATGAAGGCCCGCAGCCCAGCAAAGGCAGCAAGAAGCAGGTCAAGGACGCCTCCGGCACCGTCGAGTCGCTGCTCGAGATCGCCACCAAACTGTACGACATCGCCCCCGACCGGGAGGCCTTCATGCTCGACGAAGCCAAGACCCACGTCGAAGCCATGGGCCAAGAGGTCGCCGGCACCATCGTCTACGGCGACATCGCCAGCGACCCCAAGACCTTCAACGGCCTGGTCAAGCGCTACCCGAACATCTCGAACGGCGAGGATTCCGACGAGTCCCCGTTCTACGTGCTCGACGGCAGCAAGACCGCCATCAGCACCGCGGCCCTGCGCTCCATCTGGCTCATCGGCCACGGCACCAAGGCCGTCTCCTGCTTCTACCCGAAGGGAACCCGCGGCGGCATCGTCCGCAACCCCGTCGAGGACGTCTGGAGCGAGGACGTCACCAACGGCAAGTACAAGGTCAAGCGCCAGCTCTTCCAGTGGCACGTCGGCCTCACCGTCCGCGACTTCCGCTACGCCGGCCGCATCGCCAACATCGAGTCCGACGCCATGTTCGCCAGCTCCGGCCAGCCCGACTACCTCGAGCTGGTACGCCGCCTGCACATCCGCGTCCGCAACGGCGGCGTCCGCCAGACCTGGTACATGGACCGCCTCACCTTCGAGATGCTCAACGTCTGCGCCTCGCGCAAGACACAGAGCAACGCGATCCGCTCGGACACGCTCTTCGAGCGCCCCGTCCAGACGCTGTACGGCATCCCCGTCCGCATCCTGGACGCACTCGAAGTCAACGAGACCGAGGCCGTCGTAGCCTCCTAACCCCGCCCCGGTCGCCTGCCGCACGGCAGGCGACCGGACACAACCAACCACCACCCGTTTCTTACACTAACCACCAAGGAACCAAACCATGATACAAGACAAAAAACTGATGTTCTCGGACTCGCAGGAACTCAGGTCCACTGCCGACTCCACCAACATCCTCGACCTCGGCGCCCACGGCGACGACATCCAGCGCGAGCTGACCCTGTTCGTCCAGTTCCGCGGCGCCGTCGACTCCGGCGGCGCCTCCACGCTCATCATCCAGCTCAACACGGACGACGCGCTCAACGCAGGCGGCGACGACCTCGCCGCAGACAACACCCTGTGGACCAGCGCCAGCATCGCCAAGACCGCCCTCACCGACGGCGCGATG